TACTCCACTTTACGTCTGTACAGAGAAGGTTCATCTTCGAAGTCAGTCTTTAATGGAACAAAACCGCCCCGTCTGAAACGCATCAACGCCATGACAGAACTGTCCACCAAGTCATCATGCTCTCCAGCGGGAAAAGATGCAAATTCTTCTACAACTTCCTCAGCAAACCGAGTCTGAGGACGCCATACTTTTCCGCTGGCAAAAATATCTGAAACCGAATTAACCCGAGCCACCTTATCGTTCCCCCGAGAAGGGGTGTATTCAGAGACCGGAATCCCCATGGCACGGAGTTCGAATATCAACGGCGTCCCTGCTGCTTTGGCTTCTACCACCAACGCATCGGGTTCCCAGTATTTATATAACTCATAAGCCCGTTTCTTGAGTTCCGGGAACTCCAGCTTCTCCTGCAAAGCATCCATCAGGATCAGATTCGGTTCCATCACCCCCGAATCATTGGGATGATAGAAAACCCCCCAAGTGGTACAGGCAGAGTAGTCCGCCCTTTGAGATTTTAAGAAGGCGGTGTCCCAAGACTGAATCAAGAAATCACATTGAGGCGGTTGCTTGCCTTCCCAAACCTTCCACCATTCGCGTTTAACCAGTGCGCCTTCTTCTGAAGTGGGATCTTGCTGGTACTGGGCCTGCCATTTGTGGACCGGGATTTCATTCTTGATCGCTTCTAGTTCTTTAAGCGGCCAGAACTCCGGCCAAAGCGGGTTCCCCGAAGGAAGAATGGCAGGAAATTCAATGACTTCCCATTCATCCACCCCCTCTCTCATTGAAGAGGCTTTGAGTACCTGACCGACGAGGTCTCTTTTCGACCAACGGGTGCAGATAATCACAATCGATCCGCCCGGTTGAAGACGCTGACGGGGTCCGGAGGTGTACCATTCATAAGCATGGTCAAATACGGTGGGATCTGCGGACTGTCCCTCCTGTTCATCGTGGGGATCGTCGATGATCAACAGATCGGCACCCTTTCCGGTCACCGCACCACCAATACCAATCGCAAAATACTCCCCACCCTTGGACGTACTCCACCGTCCTGCCGCTTTGGAGTCCGCTCTCAGTCCAACTTGTGGGAATATCGCCTTATATTCATCCGAATCCACCAAGTTACGGACCTTTCTACCGAAGTTCACCGCTAGTTCTGCGGTGTGAGAAGCCTGAATCACCTTCTTATTCGGATAGTTCCCCAAAAACCACGCAGGAAACAGATAAGACCCGAATTCTGACTTGGTATGACGGGGAGGCATACAAATGATCAGTCTTTTTAGCTTCCCAGAGGCAATCTCTTGGAACTTCTCCCCCATGATCTTGTGATGACGCCCAGAAATGAACCCATTCCACACCTGATTCACAAAGGGAATGAACTCTTTACGGGCTAAATCCTTAGCCATCACCCCCTCATACTCCTCAATCAGCTTTAAATACTCTAATTGCTGGTCAGGAGGTAGTTTCTTAACTAAATCAATGACTTGGGGAGTGATCTGGATCATTAGAATCCTCTCAAAATGCAGGGACAATAGCCCCCGTTACATCATATTCATGAGATTTCTTGCGATCTTGACCCTGCCTTGAGCCTTCCCTGCGGCGATTGAGCAGGGGGAATCGTAAAACTTTGTGAATGTCGAAGGCTTTAATGTGATTTTCCTGTATCATAAGCCTTCTCGGAGAGAAGTTGAGACTGCTCAAGGCATCATTCAACAAGGTTTTGTAGAACTTCTCTAAAAATCTGGACCGATTGTATCATATTTAACTGTATTTGTCAATATAAAAAGTCTAATTTTTTTGCAAAAAATTTTTCCTAGACCCCACTGGAACCGTTGAGACTAAAAAAGGGGAACCTTGTCCCACACTACTCAACATAGTGAGTAAAAATACTCAATACAATTGTTGCGAAATAGCAACAGGTATACGGGAAAACTACATAATCGTTTGAGTGGAATAGCATGTATAGGGTCAGCCCACGCAGCGCCTAAAAAGGGGGGGTGGCCTACCTCATTTCAGCCCAGAATCGTCCAGCGTTTAACCACCCCGCCCTGCAAAATCAATGGGTTACGGCGCTGTCAGTCTCACTGGGAACTGGCTTTGGGGGAACTGGATCAGCCTGAGGTGGCCGCTCCACCGATGGCTGAGCGTTTACACGCTGCACTAGCGCCGCAAGCTTGGCTTCAAGTTCCGCTGCAACGACTTGCGCGGGACGCTCACGGTGATCTTCGACAACGTCGCGGTAGAGACCACAAGCTTTGCCGAGTAGCTCGGCGGCGCGTAGCTGGCTATTGGTAGCGGACTCTTCACCAGTGCTCCACGATCGCAACAAGCGGACTAGCATGTCTCTGTCGGAGACCGTGACAGCCTCACTCTTACGCCTTTTCTCCGCTGCCAGCGCCTCAACGCAGGTGGATACATTGGGGTTGGTCATCAGCCGACACGCTTCCCGCTGGATCGTGGCATTGGTCATGCTGTCGCTGTCATACGCATCGCGGTAGGCATCGCTCAGGTTCATCCCAGAGACTACATTTTCCGCGAATTTCCGTTGTTTTCGCGTTAACCCATACTCGTCGCGCTGCCCTTCCATACTAACGATATCCCTTGTTTCCTAGTGTTTTCGCTAATCTTTGACACTGCTAACGGTGTCGATGCTCACCCAATCTAGGCTCAGTGCGAAAAAAAATCAAACTAAATTCGCCCAAATATCAATGACTTAGTTAGCGGGTGAAAAATATTTCATGTTAGCCTGTTGACAACTTAGCAGATATCCGTATAGTGGCACCCATCGGCCCCCCAGACAGGCCGCCCAAACAAAGGTTCTGGTGCTGGATGAGCGCAAGCAGCCCAGCGGTTCCCTGAAGGGGGAATCCGGCCTAAAGCATCGGTGAAGCCGTAGGGTTGAAGGCGATGACCTGCAAGTACAGCAGCCGCCCGAAAGTCTGACGATGCCCAACGTACCGGAAATACCTTCGACTCTGTAGAGCGCCCTCGCTGAGGACGCTGCATAGAGTCCACAAACAACACGAGGATACGACAATGCGAATCGAACTTGACGCAAAAGAACTCTCGGCAATTAGCATTGCTCTTGCCAACGAAAGCCACCGACTGCTTGATCAATACGAAAACTCGCCGCGCCGTTCTGAGGAAAAAGCAAAGGCTTTTCAGCAGTACATGACTGTTTCGAAATTAAGTCAAAAAGTTTGGGAAGCCTATCAAAGGGCATGGAAAAAACGAAGAAAAGAGCGGTCATATACCGAGGCTGCATAGGTCGAAACGCCCTTCGGGGCGTCTAGCGGTGATGCCGCTACTGACGAGACCAAATTCAATTCAACATGAGGTGCAAGCCATGTCGAAGTCATTCAAGCGATCAATCAAGTCCAGCAACAAAGGTCACTGGGTGCTGCATCCGTTCGATGCGGTTCCGGTATGGGTTCCAGCCAAGAAGGGGGGCAAGTGATGAAATTACGACTGCCAATTGAGGTTCGACAAATCTTGCAACTTGATGTCGCGGAGTGCCGCGATTACTACGGGTTCAAAGATTGCGGAGGCTTTTACTTCGAAACAAACGAAGCCGGATGGCGCAGTGCCATCGACGACTACCGCACCCTTGGATGGGAGCTTCCTGAGGAAGTGGTAGAGCAGTGGGCATTGCAAGTCGAAGCATTGCTTGATTGCTAGGTCGAAACGGGCTTTGCCCGTCGCAGTGTGACGCACTGCCTGATGAGACCAACCAACAGAGGTGCAACTCGTATGGATATCTATCAAACCGTTACGGATCAAGTGATCCAGCAAATGACCCAAGCCGGTGCAGACTGGGTGAACCCGTTTAACAAAGGCAAGTCCAGCCTACGCCCGTACAACGCCGTGACTCAGAAAAACTATCGCGGCGTCAATATCCTGATGCTGAACTTCACGCCCTTTCAGTCGAACGGCTGGGCGGGCTATCAGCAATGGGCGTCGAAGGGCTGCACCGTCAAGAAGGGTGCGAAAGGCCATATCGTGACCTACTTCAAGATGCTCAAAAAAGAGGATCAGGAAGGCAAGGTCTCGGTGTTCCCGATGATCCGCTATTCGACGGTGTTCAACTCGGAGCAAGTTGAAGGGGACTACGCCCGCACCTTCGACAACCCGTCCGATGATCCCGTCGAAGTCATGGACATCGATGCCGTCGAAGCTTGGGCTAAGGGGACGGGTGCGGATATCCGCGAATCGCCTGAATCCCGCGCCTACTACAGCCCCGCTGGCGACTTTGTGCATATGCCTGTCAAGTCACTGTTCCGCGCCACGGAACATTCGACGGCGACTGAGTGTTACTACAGCACCCTCGGCCATGAGCTAGTGCATTGGACGGGCCATGCCACTCGCCTGAACCGTCACAAGCTGACGCGCTTCGGTGACTCAGAGTACGCCTTTGAAGAACTTGTCGCGGAACTCGGTGCGGCGTTCCTCTGCGCGGAACTCGGGATCACCAACTCCCCGCGCATCGATCACGCTCAGTACCTGAACAATTGGCTGCGCGTTCTCAAGAATGACAAGCGCGCCATATTCAAAGCCGCATCGCTGGCCCGTAAGGCATCCGAATTGCTGCTGGGCCGTGAGGCTGAGGAATTGAAGGAAGCCGCCTAAAGGTCGAAACCCGCTCCGGCGGGTCGCGTAGTGGTGCTACGCCTGATGAGACCATCAATTACCAACCCACATAGGTGCAAGCATGGAATATCAAAAAATGAGCAATGATCGATTAGTCGATGAACTT